CCTCAACCTCCGGCTGTCTGCTCTACAATTCCCGCGCCATGACGACGCAGAGCCTGCTGGTCAACACGTTTACGGCGGCTAACTACAACAAGTCCAGCTACACCTACAAACTCTGGGGAATGTTCAAGACATCCGGTCGTGGTGGCTACATAAGATAGGTAGACGAGGAGGTAGTTATGGCTACAAGAATACATGGATTCAAATATTCAGGGGAGAGATTAGTAGACCTGTATTCATGGTTCCTATGAAGGAATTGTAGGCAGGATTACTACAGGGGCAAATAATGCAGTTGAAAGTATGGGCATCAGGACAGCTTATCATTGGGTGTAGATATGAATAGTTTAGGTAAAAAGTTTAATGATTACGAGCAGGATTTCAGTAGTAAGACCGTAGAGACTTTGCAATCTGTTGAAGTAACAATTCCTGCTATCAAGATCAGATTGTTTGGTGATGACAAACAGAAACAGGAAGAGTGGAAAAAGGCTTGGCCCCAGTTTCCTGCAAATATATTTTGGACAACTGTTTCAAGTGAAGTTCCTGAGATTTGGGGAAAAATTAGAATTGTAAATGGTAAACTTACTCCTAATCATCTGTGCTTAGGTCATGAGTTCTGGCATATTGTTATTGTTGCAGTTGCTAGACAGCTTAACATTCCTGTGGAGCAAGTTCAGGAAATGCTGTTGAATCCTGATGAGCTAATAAATTTATAAAGGAGAAATCGATTATGCCAGACACTGTTATTGTTGCCCTTTCTGAACTTCATAAGAAAATTGATAATGGATTTGAGCGCGTCCATAATCGATTAGATAAGGTATCAGATGATTTGACTGAAAATCTTCGCAGACTTGACAGTGAGTTTACCGCTTGTAAAGAATCGAAAGAAGTTTGTAAAGGAAAATTGAATGAAACGATTGCAGAGGTAAGAAGCAAAGTTGATAACCACATTACTACAAATGGTGTGCATGAGGAGCATGAAAAAAGAAGTAAGGAGTTTTGGAGGAATGTGCTTGTAGCGGTCATATCAGCTGGAGCAACAGGGGCATTGTTTTTTATATACATTTTGGTTGTGAGTCATCCGATAAAGTAGGTTGGATAAAAAGTATTTGACATTGGATATATGCGAGTGTATATAGCAAGAAAGGAGATGATGTAACGTGCCTTGGGAAGTAAAAGATGTACCTAGATTTAAAAAGGGGCTGACTGAATCTCAGAAAAAGAAATGGGTCAAAGTCGCAAACGGTATCTACAGTGAATGCATCAAGGGCGGAGGATCAGACAAGACCTGTGCAGCAAAAGCAATCAGAATTGCAAATAGCAAGTTTTCTGAGGAGGACGGCATGACGAAAGTGCCTGTTAGTGCTTTTAGTTTTACTGAACCTGAAGCAGTAATGATGAAAGACGGTGAAAACAATGTAGACATCGTTGCATATTCAGGCAAGGTAATAAAGAATCACTGGTATTGGGGGGACTTAGTGATTGATGTAAATGGTGCAGATTTCAATAAGAAACTGTATCCCATTCTTGAGCAACATGATTTGATGAGAAAAATCGGTTTTTCTGCAAAACCTTCTACAGACAACAATCAACTTACAATTAAAAAAATGACCTTTGTAGATACTGAAGCCTCTAAGGAATTTCAGACTATATCTAAGCAAGGATTTCCTTTTGAAGCTAGTATTTCAGGCAGACCTACTCTAGTTGAGCAGCTTGAGGAAGGGGAGTCTACAGAGGTTAACGGTTACAAATTCAAGGGACCGGGTTCTGTTTGGAGAAAGTGGACATATAAGGAAACATCTGTAGTTGTTTTTGGTGCAGATGGAAACACTCGTTCAAGGACATTGGCTGAGGATGAAGAAGAATTTGAAGTTGATATTAAGCGGAGCAACACATCGTCAGCGGACGGTGAAAATAATGAGGAAACGGAGGTGAAGAAAGTGGACTTAAAGGAACTGAAAGAGAAAGATCCGAAAGCGTATGAAGCAATCCTCAAGGAAGCTACGGATCTCATTCGTTCCGAAAGTCAGGCAGACCCTAAGAGCAAAGAACTGAGCGATAAGTTAGTTGCTGCTGAAACTCAGATGTCTTCTCTAAAGGTCGATCTTGACAAGGCTTCTGCTAAGATTCTCGAATTTGAGAAGGCAGAAACGATTCGGAAAGAGAAGGAGATTCAGCGGGAAGCAGAAGGCATTTGGCAGAATAAGTTGAGTGCTTCTGAAATTCCTGAGCATCTTTATGCAAAGGTGAAGTCCCATGTTTCTTATGAGAAGTTTGTCAAGGAAGGGGCTTTCAATGCAGAGGATTTCGGCAAGGCTGTTGATGCTGAAATTGCTGATTGGGTCAAAGGCGGAGTGAAGAAGTCTGTTCTAGGCAGCAGCTTTGCAGACAAGACTCCTACAGGAGAGAACTTGGCTGACAAGGAAAAGGAAGACAAGGAATGGCTTGATAAGATGCATGAACTTTCTGGTCAGAAAAAGAAATAAAGGAAGGGGGTGAAAAAGAATGACTATTCATGGTGAGACTCCTTATTTGGTAAGGGGAGATGAGCAGAGTTACAAGAGATTGTTTTATTCCCGGCCTGAACAGGCTTTGATGAGGGATGTTACCTTGTCAGCAGGATACGGTGTTATTAAGGCAGGTACTCCTCTCGCTCAGAATGTGAGTGCTGCGGGAAATAAGTATGAGTATGTTCCTTATTGCCCGACGACTCCCGCAAGCGGAGATACTACTCAGAAGGGAAATGCGTTTCTTGTTCAGGACGCATCAGGAACGTCTGTTTACGTTACAATGAATGATAGTTACAAGTTTGAAGTCGGAGATGATCTTATCATCTACAGTACGGCAAACAAAACGACTTCTGTTGAAAATCTTGGAGCCATTACAGCGATTGATAGGACGACCTATCAGCATATGGCTGTAATTACGTTTACAGCGACGGTTTCCGGCTCCTTTACTACTGCTCAGAGTGCTGCAATTCATGTTGAATGCGGTGCAGACAATACGAATGGTTATAGTGATTGTGCCGGTATCCTTGCTTCTACTGTTGATACCGGTACTGGTGAAAACGCGAAGGGGGCAGTTGCGCCTATGATCCTTAGTTCTGCAATCCTTTATGAGGGATGCTGTGAAGGACTCGATGCTGCTGCAAAGACTGACATTTCTGCTTCTAGCAATGGTAACTTGCTGGTGATTAAATAAGAAAGGGGGTGAAAATACAATGCCTACTGGAAAAAGTGACATTCCTGATCTCAGACTTGAAAGGTTGACGAAGCTGATTACTTCTTTTACGACTTCTCCTAATTTGATTTTGATGGGGATGTTCGGAGAGATTACAGCGGACTCGGATGTAATTAAATGGGAGGCTCAGACAGGTAATCGGGGCATGACCCCCTTTGCTGCGCCTGGTGCACCTTCTCCTTCTGTTGCGCCTGTTGGTCTTAGCCAGCATTCTGCGATGGCTGCTTATTGGAAGGAGAAAATTTATTTCGATGAGGTTTTCCTGAATAATCTGCGGAAGGAAGGGACTGACAATACCTATTTGTCAGCACAGCAGAGGCTTGCAAGGGAAACCTTGATGCTCCGTAACAGATGTGATCGTAGGAAGGAATGGATGTTTGCTCAGATGCTTTCAGGAGGTTCCTTCTCCTATTCTGCTCAGAAAGGGCTGAAAGTATCTGTTGATTATGGTGTTCCTTCTGCACAGCTTGTTACTCTTGGAGCTACTCGGTATTGGGATGCTGGTTCTCAGAGGAACATCATTGAGGACGTTATGGACGGCAAACTCGCTGTTCAGAATTCGATTGGAGCACGACTTGATTATGCAATGCTCACGACCGAAGTTCTCAAGCTGATGATCCTTGATCGCGGAATTCAGACTCTTTTGCAGAAGTCTTCGTTTGGTAACGGCGACCTCTTTGCCCGTCCTGTGACAGTATTGAAATCGTTGCTTGATATCGACAATATGTTCGTTTATGACGAACAGTACGTCGTTACAGGGTGGTTGACTGCTGCTGTTACGGGTAGTTCGACTACGACTGTGTATGTTGACGATGCAAGCGATTTTGTTGCAAAA